GGTAACCCCAATCAGGATGTGGTTCAGATTCTTGCCCTGATGAACGCCACGGGGTACGAGTTGATGCGCCGTGCTGACTGGCGCGAACTCACCAAGCAGTACACCTTTTCGACGGAAGCCATCAGCACTACCGGAACGTGGACAACCTCGGCTTACACCATTACAGGTATACCTAGCACCGCGCTTCTTGACACTACCTATCAGGTGCAAGGCGTTGGCATCCCAAATGCCACCTATGTCACGGGTGTGTTGTCCTCAACTTCCGTTTCCATCGGCTACGAGCCAACAGAGGCGCAAACTGGCGGCGATTTGGTATTCCAGAAGGTTAAGTACGACCTCCCTTCGGACTACTACAGCAGCGTCAATCGCACGCATTGGGATAAGAGCAAGCGTTGGGAGATGCTCGGCCCTGAGTCTGCACAGCAATGGGAATGGCTGCTGTCGGGTTACATCTCGACCGGCCCCCGTATTCGATACCGGTTGCTCGGCAAATACTTTCAGATTTGGCCCGGTATGAACGCTGGCGAGGTACTCGGCTTTGAGTACCGCAGCAACGCATGGGCAGAAAGCATTGCTAGTGCGGCTAAGACCTCGTTTACGGCAGACGACGACACCTGCATCTACCCTGACCGCGTTATGGTGCTGTCTACCAAGGTTAAGTATTTTGAGTCAAAGGGCTTTGATACTACTGCGCTGTTCCGCGATTACATCAACGAACTTGAAACTGCGATAGCGCAGGATACTGGCGCGGCTAACCTTTCGTTTGCTCCCCGTCCCGGCACGGTGCTTATCGGCTACGACAACATCCCTGACAGCGGTTACGGATACGAAAACTGATGGTTGTTGCCCGTCGCAAATTGGTGCAACGCGCTGCGGCTAATGTCGCAAGCGTACCCTCGCCTGTGGGCGGGTGGAACGCTCGGGATTCTCTTGCAAACATGGCACCTACGGATGCCGTGCAGTTGGAGAACTACTTCCCCGGCGTGTCCAATGTTGTCTTGCGCGGCGGCTATGCAAAGCACGCCACAGGGTTCCCCGACGACGTAGAGACGCTGATGACCTTCAGCGGCGGCACAGCAGATGAGTTGTGGGCTATCTCTGACGGTAAAATCTATAACGCAACATCTGCGGGTGCTATCGGCGCACCAGCGGTCAGCAGCCTTACGAACTCTAAGTGGGAGTATGTGAATGTCACCACATCCGGTGGCAGTTTCATGTACATCGCCAACGGGGTTAACACGCCGTACCTATACAACGGGACGACTTGGACAAGCATCACGGGTATATCTACGCCTGCCATTACGGGCGTTACAACCACTACGCTTAACTCTCCGACGCTCTTTAAGAACCGCGTATGGTTTATCCAGAAAGACACGCTAAAGGCGTGGTACCTGCCAACCTCAAGCGTAGGCGGCGCGGCACAGGTTCTTGACCTGTCATCCGTTGCCAGACTTGGCGGCGTTTTGGTTGCAATGGCATCGTGGACGATTGACGCTGGTTACGGTGTGGATGACAACCTTGTGTTTGTCACCGACAAGGGCGAGGTCATCGTCTATCGCGGTACAGACCCGTCCTCTGCGTCTACATGGGCGCTTATTGGTGTATGGATACTAGGTGCGCCTATTGGTAATCGAAGCCTGATGAAGTATGGCGGCGACCTGTTGATTCTGACCCTAGACGGTTTGGTACCCTTTGCGTCGGCGCTGCAATCATCGCGGCTTGACCCCAACATTGCGCTGTCTGACAAGATTCAAGGTGCGTTTGCGGCGTCTGCTGCGGCATATAGAACCAACTTTGGTTGGTGTATGTTGTACAACCCGAAGAACAACGCCCTTATCGTCAATGTGCCTGTAAAAGAAGGTGGACAGGAACAGTTCGTGATGAACAACATCACGAAGGCGTGGTGCAAGTTTACCGGCTGGAACGCCTTTCACTTTGGGTTGCTTGACGATACGCCGTACTTTGGCGCGGCAACCTTTGTAGCAAAGGCTTGGACTGCGGATAGCACCGGCTACATTGATGATACAAACAACATTAATGGCAAGATTCTGCAAGCCTTTAACTACTTTGAAACTCGCGGTGTGCAGAAGATTTTCACACGCGCAAGACCTAGCATTTTTAGCAATGGCACCCCGTCTGTACGGGTTGGCATCAACGTTGATTTCAACATTTCAGACAATGTTGCCCCGGTATCGTTCTCTACTCCGTTAACCGCCCTGTGGGATACGGCGTTGTGGGGTACTGCTGTGTGGGGTTCTGACCTTGAGATTCAGAACAACTGGCAGGGCGTTACCGGCGTTGGCTACTGCGGTTCGATACAGTTCCAGAGCAGCAGCAACAAACTGGCGATTCAATGGGCTTCAACTGATGTGGTGTACCAACTCGGATGGGCTGGCATATAACAAGCAGCCCCGAGGTGGGCGAATGGGTGTGCAATCAGACGGGCGGCGGGTATCACGCTGAACGCTCTAATGCGATTGGACTGCGAAAGGGAGAGAACATAGTTGGCGGCGTGGTTTACGAAAACTGGAACGGGCGTAGTGTGGTTTGCCACATAGCGTTAGAACACTTAACCCCGGCTTACCTTGCTGCCATGTTTGACTATCCTTTCAATGTCTGTGGGGTTGACAAAATCATAGCCCCTGTGGGCAGTAAAAACGCAAAAGCCCAGAGGCTTGTGCGTAAAATGGGTTTCACCGAGGAAGCGCGAATAAAGAACGCCGACACCGACGGTGATATTGTTTTCCTGACCATGACGCGCAAGGCGTGTCGTTATTTGGGGCATAGATATGGGAAAAAAATCACCAGCACCGCCGCCAGCGCCTGACTACGCAGGTGCGGCACAGCAGCAGGGCGTTGCCAACCTAGATGCGGCACGCCTTACTGCGCGACTTGGTAACCCCAACATTCAGACCCCGCTTGGCGGTCAGCGTGTGACCTTCGGGCGCAAGCAGTTTGATAAGACTGGATACGACGCTGCAATGGCGCAATACAATGCGCGTCAGGCGCAAACTACCAGCGCACAGCAGGGCGCACCCCCCACCGTTGGCGTTGGCGGTGGCGCTGCACAACCCACCACGGGCGGCGGTCGCGTGCAGATGGGCGGTGGTATGGGCGGTGCCGGTATGTATGGCGGTGGTGGCGGCTACGGCGGCGGCATGGGTCGCAACGATGGAGGCGTTGACCTTGGCGTTTCGCCCGAACCTACTGCAATGCAATTTGACGGAATGAAGCGTGAAGGGATGCCTGCTGCAAACCGAGCGCAGCAGCAGGGCATGGATTACACGCAAGGCGGCGGTATGCCGTTGGGCGGTGGTCGTTTTGATGCATCTGACATGGGGCCGGGTGCGGCTACCCGTGCAGGACAGGGCTATCGCAGCAATCAGTACATGGGTGACACAGCGCCAACCGAGGATATGTTTACCTCGATGGTGGACTTAGATACGCCTAACATTGAACAGTATCTGACTCCAGAAGCACAGGCAGCCCTTAAAGCGCAGCAGCGTGTAGACCTTGCGCTTTCTGGTCTTGGCGAAAAAGCCATTGAAAATGTTCAAGATGTTTACAACAAGCCTTTTGCCGCGCAGGGTTTGCCGGAACAGCAGTTCAACTTTCAGGGCGGTGGCCCGTTGCCGACCTTGCCGCAGATGCAAGGACAAGCGCGTAGCGATGTCTCGGCGATGCCAACTAACTTCGGCCCCACGGCAGGGCAGTACGGCTTTGCTGGAGGCGGCCCCGGTGCGCTAAATCTTCAGGGCTTGGATACAAGCGGCATTGGCGGCGTGCAGACGGGTACGGGTCAATTTGGGCAGGCACAGGGTGGGCCTAACGCGCCAAGACTTCAGGGTCAGTTAGATACCTCGCAACTTGCTGCAATGCCGATTAACGCTGGTATGACGGCGCAACAGGCAATCATGTCGCGTTTAGACCCCCAGTTGCAGCGTCAGCGGTCGCAGTTGGAAACCCAACTTGCTAACCAAGGTCTTGCGCGTGGCGGTGAGGCATACAACGCTGCCATCACTGAGCAGCAGCAGCAGGAAAACGACCTGCGGACACAGGCTGCGCTACAGGGCATTAGCCTCGATATGGGCGCTCGCCAGCAGGGGCTAGGGGAAGCACAGACCCTAGGCGGCTTTGCCAACCAATCGGCTCTGGCAGGCTTTGGCGCGGGTCAGCAGGCTACCCAGTCTCAGAACGCTGCTATTGCCCAGAACGCAGGGCTTGCACTTCAGTCTGGGCAGTTTGCCAACCAAGCGCAGGCGCAGCAGTTTGCACAACGCCTTGCGGCTGGCGAGTTCGGGCGGGATGCACAGTTGGCTTCGTTCCAGACGGGTCAATCGGCACAGGATGCCGTTAACCGTGCTATCTCGCAAAACTTCAGTCAAGGCTTGGGCGCGGCGGGTGCGTATAACGCGGCTGCGGGTCAACAGTTTGGGCAGGACATGGACATTGCTGGTCTGTACAACGCGGCACTTGGTCAAAACCAAGCGGCGACTTTGCAGCAGGCACAGGCACAGGCGGCGCTTCAGTCGCAGGGCTTTAACCAAGCGCAGTCACAGGCAAACTTCCAGAACGCCCAGAGGCAGGCAGCACTCCAAGAGCAGTTGGCGTTGCGCCAGTTGCCGCTTAACGAGGTCGCCGCAATCATGGGTGGGGCGCAGGTGCAGTTGCCGCAATTCCAAGCCTATCAGGGCGCGGATGTTGCGGCGGCTCCCGTCTTTGCGGGACAACAGGCAGCGGGTAACTTCGCGCAACAAAACTACGGCAATCAAGTTTCCGCATACAACGCCAAAATGGGTATGTATGGACAGTTAGGCGGTGCTATAGGAGCGGCGGCAGGTGGCCCGGCAGGGTTGTCTGGATTCTTTACTGGTTCAGACCGTCGCTTGAAGTCCAACATTGTTCGCGTTGCAACTCACCCGTTGGGAATTGGCGTTTACGAATACGACATTGCCGGAAAACGTCAACGCGGTGTGATGGCTGACGAAGTTGAGAAAGTAATGCCGGAGGCGGTGGTGACCCGTTCGGATGGCATCAAGATGGTCAACTACGGGATGCTGCAATGAGAAGCCCATACCAGTCATTTAACTCACCCATGATGAACGGCGGTCGTGGTCAGCGTATGGCGCAGATGCTCCAGATGCAGGGTCAAAGCCAACAGGTGAGCAACAACGCAGGGGCGCAGACCGATATGCAGTATTCACCCCCGCAGAACGCTGCGGATGTAAACCGCGCACCGCGTCAGTTCTCTCGTCAATACCAGAAAATGCCAAAAACGCCGGGGATGACTAATCCACAGGGCGGCGTAGACCGTGGAGGATTTGAAAATGGCTGATGAAAAATACAAATCAGTCTCAACCTTTGCGCTCCCAGACGAGTACCAGCGGCAAGCCTCTGAAGCACGCCGTCGTCGTCGTATGGCAGAGATGCTTGCACAGCAGGCATACCAGCCGGGGGACATCCAGAACGCTCCTATCCCTCGCGCAGCGCCTCTGGTGCAGGGTCTACAGGCGTACCTAACCGCCCGTGCTGCACGTAAGGCTGATGAAGCCGAAGAAAGCGCAAAGGAAACCGCAAGCCGTGAGGCGCGTGATTTTCTTAATACATTGACTAGGCCAAAAGAAGATTTTAACAAAACGATAGATTTACAAGAAGCATTTCAGTTAGGCACGCCGGAATTGGTAGACGGTCAGTTGCAATACCCCGACATGACTGCTTCAAGCCTTAAAATGATTCCGCAAGCAGGCCCACGAGTACAGTTAGGGCGTAAGCCGGAAGATGACCAAGTTTATATGCCGACTGCGGAGGGGCGCGAAACCGACCCGCAGCGCATGGCTGCATTGCTTGCTAATCCGCAGTTTAAATCAGGTTTTACCGACAAACAACTTCTTGAACAACGCCGCAACTTTGCCCTTAAAGGAATGTTAACCAGCGAAAACCCAAGGGTGCAGCAAGTTGGTGGCGCTGTTTACAAAACGCTGACAGAAAAACCGCAAGAAGAATTCTATGCTCCAGTTGTTGATAGTGCTGGAAATTTTGTTCAATTTAGCAAAGAAGGGGGAAGCGCAAGACCTTCTCAAATTGCCGCTCAATTAAAAGAAGATGCAAAATCAGAATTAGGAAGAATGATTTTTGAACGCAAAAATTTACTCCCTAATGACCCATACATTAAAATTTACGATGAAAAAATTAAAAATCTTATAAATACAAGTGGCTTGTCTCAAAACGAAATTGCAAACCTTAATTTAGGGCTTGCTAATCTTGGGCTTAAAGCAACAGAACTTGGTCAAAGTTTGGGCGCAGGTCAAACCGCGCCTGTTGTTCCCCGTACAATCCAAGATTTAACTAATAATTATGGCGGTCAACGGCAATTTGGCGGCGATGTGCGTGCCGGAAGAACCTACCTTGTTGGAGAGCAAGGGCCAGAACTTGTCAAATTTAATCAACGCGGAACGGTTATCCCCAATCCAAACACCAAAGCCCCTCAACCGCGCTCGGTCATTGAGCGCACTTCTCCAAAAGAACGGCTGCAATTAGAACAGAAGCAACCCACAGACAAAAAATCAGTTCTTAATGCTTTGGGTCAAGTTTCAATGATGAAAAATTTAGTTAGAGATTTAAAAAATCATGAAGGTGTTGATTACATTTTTGGCCCTGTAATGAGCAGACTCCCAAATGTGCGCGGTTCGGCAACATCTGCTCAATCAATTTTTGATACTTTGTTAGAAAAAACAAGCACAGAAACAATGAAACAAAACCGACAAGAAGGTTTTGCTCCCGGCAGCATTTCGGTGCAAGAATGGCCTCGTTTTGAAAGCGCACTTGGCCCTCTTAAATCAACAAAAGACCCTGTTGCAATGAGACGAGCGTTGGAAAACGCAGATGCTCAACTTCAAAGCATTGAACAAAGAATTAAGGACAATTACGAACAAACTTACGGTCAAGAATATCCGTTAGATTATTCTGCGCCTTCTTACAAATTTGAGAGCGATTTGTACCCAAGTCCACAAATCAAACAGCAAAAGCAAGATGTTTACAATCGGGCTGACGCAATTCTTCAAAAAATGCAAAAACCAAGGTAATGAGTCATGGCTAATGAATCGTTGCTTGAGCCTCCTTCGTTTATTGAAAAACCAAAATCTGTTCGATACGCAGATTGGATGACCGCTAACAAAGGATTAACTGGAACGCCAGAATTTAAAGACATTGCAAGAGCCTATGAAGTTGCTCGTCGAGATGAAGAAAGTTTGACTTTGCCTGTTGCTCTCCAAGAAGCAGCGGCTAAATTTGTTCCGGCTACAATTAACTTGGGTAAGGAAGCGGTTACTGGCGCAGCAGATGCGCTTTCGTATCCGTTTAGAGAACCCGCAGAATTTGCTAAAACTTTATACGGGTTTAGTAGTCGTTCATTTCCAAGCATTAGTGGAAGTAAAGACGAAAACCCGTTGACTCGAACTGCGTCATCAATAGGTGGTCATTACGCAGGTTACCTTGACTCTGATGTTTTTAAGCGCCGTCTTGCGGATGACCCTGCTTCTGTGGTGTCTGACCTTTCTTTAGTAGGTTATGGGCTTGGCCGAGGGTTGAAAGCCGTGCCAACGGCTCCAACCGAATATCTTGGCAGTAAATTGGCTGCTGCGTCAGAGGCTGTTGACCCTTTGACAATGGTAGCAAAAACGGCTGCGTATCCATTTCGCCAAATGGGGGAAATTCCACTTCCCGGAATTCCATCGGTTGACCAATTAAAAACTCAATCGCGTGATGCTTACAAAAGAGCAGCAGAATCTGGCGTATTTTACAATGCCAATCAATTTGATGATTTTGTAGACAATTTAAATGTTGATTTGCGCGACCGAGATGGTAAGCGCGTTATTGTACTTCCAGAATTGCATCCAAAATCAAGCGCGGTTTTAGAAGCCTTTGGTCGATACAAAGGAAGCAACAAAACTTTGGAAGATATGGACGATTTGCGTCAAATTGCGCGAGACGCAGCATCTTCTACAGACCCCGCCGACCGTAGAGTTGGCGTGATTATTCGCAACAAAATTGATAATTTTATTGAAAACGATGCTCCTTCTGGCGGTGAAGCAGGCGTGGAAGCATTGAAGGAAGCGCGTGGATATTGGTCACGCGCACGCAAAGGCGATGTTTTCAATGATTTAATTTTTAACGCAAATTTAGATTCTGCTGGCACTTTTACTGGGGCAGGTGTTGAGAACGCTTTACGCCGGGAATTCAAAAAACTTGCTAAAAGCAATGATTTTCGGTTGTTTAACCAAAACGAGCAACGCGCAATCGTTTCTGTTGTAGAAGGCGGCCCTATTTCAAACTCTTTAAGATTAATAGGCAAATTTGCGCCTACGGGTTCTGTGTCAGCAACTTTGTCTACATTGTTAGCGGGTGGAGCAGGGTATGGATTGGCTGGCCCATTTGGGGCTGGAGCGGCACTTTTGCCGGCTATTGGTGCAGTAGGTAGGTACGGTGCAACCCGCGGAACGGAACTTGGGGTAGCAAAAGCCTCTGCAAAAGTTCGTGCTGGCAACGCTCCTTCTAATGTGCAAGAAAAATTAGCACTTTTGCTTTCACAATATGGTGACCAGTTAGGCAAAAAACCGGGGATGGGTTTTGCAATAGACATGGCAAAAAGAGCAAAAGGAAAAGTAAACCCTTATTTAACTCGGCAACTTATTTCTCAATTAGAAAACATTCAGCGCATTTCTGAACAACGACAAGCGTTAGAACGCGCAGCAGAACAGGAGTAATTACACATGGCCTACAATGGTTCAGGGACGTTCTTAATCAACACCGCAGGTCAGCCTGTAGTTGCTGGCACCGTCATCTCGTCAACGACGTTTAACTCGCTAACGGCTGACCTTGCTACTGGTCTTTCTACCGTCATCACGAAGGACGGGCAGACGACGGTTACGGCTAACATCCCGATGGCATCCTTTAAGTTCACGGGACTTGGGGTAGGCTCTGCTGCGG